AATAATTTTATATCATAGGAGGAAATAAATATGATGAACAATTTTTTAAATGGCATGTTTGGTAAGGTAGGAAGTGGAATGTGTAGACTTTCTATGAATGGTGGAATTGCAGTTAAGACAAATGGTGGTTATAAGACATATAACATCAAGACTGGCAAGCTCACAAACTGTAGTAACTTTGTATTTGATATTGGAGAGGAATTCTTCTTTATTATTCCAACTAATAAGGTAGAGAAGGGTGACATCATTCTTGTAAATGGTAAGCCAAGATGTGTTATTGAAGCCGATAAGACAAAGATTACAGTAATCAATTATGAGGACTCAACAATTGAAACCGTGCTTCCTGAAAGACATGTATTTATGGGCAATACATATTTTTATGGAAAGATTGTTTCGATGTTTGGAAGTGATGTTATTAAAGGTAAGAAAGGTACAAATAATATCTTTAAGTACATGATGCTTTCTCAGATGATGAAAAGTGATAATGGTTCTGCTGGCATGATGAATGGCAATGGTGGAATGAGTTCTATGTTACCACTTATGATGATGGGTGGAAATATGGGTGATATGTTTGACGGAATGTTCGACTTTGATATGAGTAGCAATGATGACGATGATACAGAAGTAGATGAAGAGGAGGAGGCATAATATGGGATGCGGTTCATGGACAAGAGATAGTTATGTAAGTTATTCAACAACAAAGGGTATGAGTGTTTCAACGGATGGTATGATTAGAGGTTCTTATTCTAATCAGGACATGTTTAAGGCAAGAAATATTGATTCTGCACTTGATCCTAAGAATGTTATTAGAGAGTGTTGCGATACAGAGGAACATCCAAACACAATTCCTGTTATTCTTGCACTTGATGTAACTGGTTCTATGGGACAGGCTGCCGTTGAAGTGGCAAAGAAGTTAAATGTAATTATGACTAAGTTATATGAAAAGGTTACAGATGTTGAGTTCCTTATCATGGGTATTGGTGATTTAGCTTGTGATAGCTATCCAATTCAGGCTTCACAGTTTGAGTCAGATATTCGTATTGCTGAACAGCTTGACAAGATTTATTTTGAATTTGGCGGTGGTGGAAATAGTTATGAATCCTACACAGCAGCATGGTATTTCGGTTCTCGTCACACAAAGCTTGATTGCTTAAACCGTGGAAGAAAAGGAATTATTATTACAATGGGTGATGAGCAGTTAAATCCATATCTTCCATTTAAGAGTAGAGGTCATGGCTTATCAGAGGTGACAGGTGATAACCTTCAGTCTGATGTAGAGACTAAGGATTTATACGAAGAGGCTTCTCAGAAGTTTAACATTTATCATTTAGATGTAAATCACGGTCACAGATGGGATGAAGAAGAAATTGAGAAGTCCTACAAGAAGTATCTTGATGATACACACTTTAGAAGAGTAACTATGGATAGTATTACAAATGAGATTGTAGATATTATTGTTAGTGAAGCAGAGAATAATGTTACAGATACAGTTACTACACCTTCTAACTCAGAAGGAATTACTTGGTAGGATAGGAGATTTAAGAGATGAAAGACATTAAGATTGTAATAGGTGCTAACTTTGGAGATTGTGGAAAGGGATTAATGACAGATTATTTCTCACAGAAACCTAATAGTATTGTTGTTTGTTCAAATGGTGGTGCTCAGAGAGGACATACCGTAACAACGCCTGATGGAATCAGACATGTCTTTCATCATTTTGGATCTGGAACATTCAATCATGCAAGTACATATTTATCTGAGGATTTTATTGTTAATCCAATTATCTTTAAGCAGGAATATGATGAATTGATGAAATTAGGATATATTACGAATGTTTATATCAATCAAAATTGTATGTTGACTACACCTTTTGATATGATGGCAAATCAGATTATAGAAGAAAATCGTGGAAAAAATAAACATGGTAGTTGTGGCTTGGGAATTTTTGAAACTATCAAAAGATATAAAGCTGGCATAACTGATGTAGATAATCATATCAGGGAATACTACTTAGAACAATTTGAAAGAGAGAATATTATATTAACAGATGAATGGTCAAAAATATTCCTTGATAATGGTATATTTGAACACTTTTTAGATGATTGGGATTTTATGAATAATCACTCATTGGCTATATCAGATAATTATTTCTTAAATCAATTTGACAATATTGTATTTGAAGCTGCACAAGGTTTATTGCTTGATCAGAACAACACAGAATATTTTCCACATCTAACACCGTCTAATACAGGTATTAAAAATCCCAAGAGAATAATTGAAAATGTTGAATGGAATGATGAGATAAATATTGAAACTTGTTATGTATCTCGTACTTATTTAACAAGACATGGTGCTGGTAAATTCCCATCTGAATGTAATAAGAGATTTATCAACGAATATATGTTTGATAAAACAAATGTGCCAAATCCATTCCAGGATACATTGAGATATGGAACACTGGATTTAGGAGAATTATATAGTAGATGCTCTAATGATATAGGAAACTTTGGAGATAAAAAATCAATCACCATTACACATTGTAATGAATATGATTGGGATAATGATAAATTGATTGAGTTATTCAAGGATTGGAATATTTATTACTCAGATGGTGAAACACATAATGATGTGAACTGAGAACAAGAAAGATTCGTTCTTTTGGAAATATGGAGGTAAAAAATGGAGAAATTTTATATTGTAACAAATGAAGATTTTTTAAAAGGGTTACATCGTGATGAAGTAATAGAAAAAAACAGAAGAGAATTTATCAAAGATTTTTTCAATCGCATAGGAATAAGTGGAAATCATTATTATATGCGTGGAGATGGTAATGTTAATGTTGCGTTTAAGGAAAACACAAAAAGTAATATTGAATTGTATATTGATGATGTGCAGGAAAATAGTGAAAAATTTGGTAATCAATTAAACAAACCTAAAATGTTTGAAGGTCAAAGTATGAGAAAGTTTAAAAAAGGTTGCAAAATATTAAAGCAATTTCAAGATGAATGTATTAAAAAGGAGATAGTTATTAATGCTTATCCTTTGAGGTGTGGAGACTACTTCGAAGAAACGGAAATGGGTGGCTATTCAAGAACAAGTTTTGAATACAATGGAAAACAATACTTACGTATGAGTACTAATCGCTATAATTCATTAACTCCTTATGAAAATGGTTTTGAAGAGATAAAAGGCAGTGAGTTTTATAAAGCATTTGAAGAATTTGAATCAAAAAATAAGTAATATCGGTTTCGTGTGGAGGTGAAACGAATGATAACACCATCAGTAATGCAAGGATTAACAAATGAAAATACAATGCTGTCAAGTGTTTCTATAGAAGATTTAGAAGAGTATAAGAAAAATGCTTGTAAAATTCTTAGAAGTCAGACGCAGTGTGCTACTGCAAAAATCGTAGAAGAATTGATTGATCAGGAAATTATGAATAGAAGAATTATTGAAGAGTGGAATAAAATCTATGAAAAATTTCCTGAATATGTTGGAATGTAGGAGGTGATACCAATAGAATTAGAGAATAATTCAAAACAGATTGAAGAAAATCTTAAAACTATACTTACATTAGAATATATGGGAATTCATATTGAAGACACAAAAGAGCAAGATTTTAAGCAGTTATATTATTTTTCTGTACCAGAAAAATCAACAATAGAAACAAATGATTTTCTAAATGATCAAATCAAGACATCAGACGGATTAATACAGGTTGCAAAAGATTTTTTAGCTGTGATGATTATTAGTTCATGTAAATCTGAATTTGATGATAGTGAAGAGGACGAAAAATTTTACGAAGATGTGGAAAATAATATTTCAGAATATGCTTTATTCTTTGCAAGGGTTAGACAAGGTGAAATATGGAATAAAGAAATGGGCAAGGTTGCTGTTAATAAGGTATTAGGAAAGCTCCAAAATCAGTTATATAAACAGGTTTAAAAGGAGGATGAATAAATGACTTGTAAGTACCCAATAACTAGCAGAAGTTATAAATTTTGTATAGGCTGTAGCGATATAGATTGTTGTAAAGATGCAGTTACTCCAATCATTTCTATGCCAAAATTTCAGTCACCAAAGAATGTTATTCCGTCTGCATCAGAAGCAAATAAAATGACAAATAATGCAATTGATAATTGCACTACACAGCAATTAGCAGAGTTATCAAAATTGATTAGAGATGCGATTGCAGATGGCAAATTTTCAATCAGTGAAGATGGTTGTTTAAAACCTGAAACACGAAAGAAATTAGAGGAATTTGGTTATAAAGTTGAAACTGGGAATCAATACAATGAATCGTATTACAGTATCAGTTGGAGAGAAACGAAATAAATTTCGATTTTATATGAGGAGGTAAAGATAATGGCATATAAAAATACAAATTATAGAGAACAAATAGACAAAGAAGCATATCAGTATGGTGATTTAGCTGATTATGAATTTGATGATAGGGAAGAATTTATTCCCAAAAGTGTTGTTATTCAAATAATTGACGAAATTGAATCTGATATAAATGATATCAATCACAAGTTAGAACATATAAATGGTTTAACAGAAGTGGATGAAATTAAAAAACAAGTTTCTGAATTAAGTACGAAATTATATTAGTAAGAGAGAATATAAAAGTAAAGAAAGAGAGGTACATATATGCCAGTACATGATGATTTAGGCGTTAGGATGAAGACATTTTATGAGCAGATTCCAAAGACAAAACTGATGAGAAGGTGTCCAGTTGCTATCAGAATTGATGGAAAAGCGTTCCACACATTCACAAGAGGATTTCAGAAGCCTTTTGATGAAGTTTTGATTAAATCAATGCAGGAAACAATGAGATACTTATGCGAGAATATTCAGGGCTGTGTTCTTGGTTACACGCAGTCAGATGAGATTACACTTATTCTTGTTGATTATAAGAAACTTACATCTTCAGCATGGTTTGATTATGAAGTTCAGAAGATTTGTAGTATTGCAGCAAGTATGGCTACTATGGCATTTAATAGGGCTTTTGCTAATAATGTAGGAGATTATTGTACATATACTTACGAATGTATGGATAATACTCATGAAAACTATGAACATATTTTATCTTTAGCAGTTGATAAAGGTGCAATGTTCGATGCTCGTTGTTTCAATATTCCAAAAGAAGAAGTAACAAATCTCGTATATTGGCGACAACTTGATGCTTCTCGTAATTCAATTCAGATGGTAGGTCAAGCCAATTTCTCACACAAGGAATTACAGAATAAGTCATGTAATGATATTCAGGATATGCTTATGACTCAGAAAGGCATCAACTGGAATGATTTGCCGACTTATCAAAAGCGTGGAAGTTGCTGTGTAAGAAATAAGATTATTATTGAATCTGATGGTGTCATGGCAACTGCACATTTAAGAGATTTTTCTAAATCAGAAAATGAGTGGATTATTGATACAGATATTCCTATTTTCAAGGGTGAAGGTAGAGAATATATTGATAGATTGGTATTTATTGGTGAAGAGTAAATATATAGTGAGCGTAAAGCATAACAAACACTATATATGGTATGAAAATCAAGACCGAATGAAACTGACATTTCTTGGTGCAATTTTAAAGGAGAATTATAAAATGAGCGATATTTGTAAAGATAGGGAAGCTTTAAGACCTGAATACGAACAGTTTATTCAGACTGAAAGAGGTAAAGAGTGGAAACATTTTTGGCAGAGTCAAACAGGTTCAGAGAGAAGTGGAGATTTTGGAGATTATTTGTATGACTTTTATCCAGAAATGTTGCA